CCAGATCCCCGCCGGCGATGCCGGCATGAAGGCGGAGCGCGAGCGCGCTGCTGCCATCCTCGAGCTCGGCTCGCGGCACAGCCAGCGTGAGTTCGCCGAGCAGGCGATCCGCGACGGCGCCAGCGTCGAGCAGTTCCGCGGCGCCCTCCTCGACAAGGTGTCGAGCAAGCCGCTGGCGACCGCCGACATCGGCCTGACCGCGCAGGAGGCCAAGGAGTTCTCCTTCGCCCGCGCGATCCACGCCCTCAGCAACCCGACGGACGCCCGCGCCCAGCGCGCCGCTGCCTTCGAGTTCGAGGCCAGCCAGGCCGCCGCCGCGAAGGAAGGCCGCAACAGCCGCGGGCTCACCGTTCCGACGGATGTGCTCTTCGCCAAGCGCGACATCCTGACGGGCACCACCACGGGCACCGCGAAGGGCGGCAACCTCGTGGCGACCGACCTTCTGGCCGGCTCGTTCATCGACGTGCTCCGCGCGAAGATGGTCACCGCCCAGCTCGGCGCGACCTACCTGACGGGCCTCCAGGGCAACGTCGCCATCCCGAAGAAGACGGCCGCCTCGACGGTCGCGTGGGTGGCGGAGAACGCGGCTCCGTCCGAGTCGACCAACAACCCGGCCTTCAGCCAGGTCACGCTGTCGCCGAAGACCCTCGCGGGCTTCGTGGACTTCAGCCGCCGCCTGATGCTGCAGTCCTCGCTCGACATCGAGTCGCTGATCCGCAACGACCTGGCGACCTCCATCGCCGTCGCCATGGACAACGCCGCGATCTCGGGCTCGGGCACGAACCGTCCGACCGGCATCCTCAACACCTCGGGCATCGGCTCGGTGACCCTCGCCACCAACGGCGCGGCCCCCACCTGGCAGATGGTCGTGGACCTCGTGCGTGAGGTCGAGATCGACAACGTCGACGCCTCGTCGGCCGCGTTCCTCACCAACGCGCAGGTCAAGAGCCGTCTGGCCCGCACCCCGCGCCAGACCTCGGGCATCGAGGGCAACTTCATCCTGCAGCCGCCGTTCAGCGACCTCTACGGGTACCCGCTGTCGGTCAGCCAGCAGGTGCCGTCGAACCTGACGAAGGGCACGGGCACGAACCTCTCCGCGCTGATCTTCGGCGTGTGGAGCGACCTCGTGATCGGCCAGTGGTCGGGCATCGACCTGATGGTCGACCCGTACACGGGTTCGAGCGCGGCCACGGTGCGCGTCACCGCGTTCCACGACTGCGACTTCGCGGTGCGCTACCCCGAGTCCTTCGCGGAGTGCAACGAGATCATCACGACCTGATCGTGATCGACCTCGCGGCGATCCGGGGCCGTCATTCGGGACGACGAGCAGTCGTCCTGGGTGGCGGCCCCACCCTTTTGAGCGACCTTCGGGTGGTGCGCCCGCGGGTGCAGGCGCTTGGCCTCTACATCGGCGTCAACCAGCACGCGATGCTGCTCGACCTCGACTACATCGTCTTCCAGGACAAGGAGCTCGCTCCAATCCTGCAGGGCCACGGCGTCCCGCTCGTCACGCACCACAAGGACCTGGCCGACATCTGGTCGGGCATCGTCCCGGACTTCGGCTTTTCGGGCGGCACGGCCGTCTGGTTCGCCGACTTCATCGGCTGCGACGAGATCATCGTCTGCGGCGTCGACGACTACACAACGTCGCGGCGGTACTGGCACAGCCCGCCGGGCTTCCGCGGCCTCGAGATGGGTGTCACGGCGACCTTCGCCTGGCGCACCGTCCGCGACTATATGGCGCGCCCCGAGATCGTCTCGGTGGTGTCTGGTCCTGCACAGCAATGGTTCAAACCGTATGCACATTGAGATGATCCGAGGCCGCGGCTACCGCGGCGTCTCCCTTGAGCCCGGTCGCGTTGTGGAGGTCGATGCGGCCTTCGCCGCCGAGGCCATCCGCAAGGGCTGGGCTCGCGCCTACGTCGCCCCTGCGCCCTCTCCGGCGGTCGTAGAGGCCGCCCCGGCCCCGGCTCCCGTGCCGGCGGTGAAGCGTGGACGCAAGGCAGGCTGAGGTCCAGAAGTACCGGGACGTCTACGCCCGGCACAGCGGCTATCGCATGAGCGACGGCCGCCTGCAGGCCATGAGCAAGCTGCTCGTGGGCCTGTCCGGTTCGCTGCTCGACGTGAGCTGCGGGCGCGGTGAGCTTCTGACCGCTGCGGAGCAGCTCGGCTTCGGCCCGGTGCGCGGCACCGAGGCGGTGCCGGCGCTCTGCGACGGCGAGCGGGTGGTCGAGGCGCAGATCCATGCGCTGCCCTTCGCCACGGCGAGCTTCGATGTCGTCACCTGCGTCGACGTCATCGAGCACATCTTGGAGCCCGACATCGAGGCGGGCCTGCGCGAGCTGGAGCGTGTCACCAAGGGCACGCTCATCATCGCCGCGGCCGATTACCCCGATGTCTGGGACGGCATCAACCTGCACCCCTCGGCGCGGCCGTACCCGGAATGGGAGCGGCTCTTCAAGCGGGTGCTGTCTGGCACGGTCGTATGGGCGGGGCAGACCTCGACCAGCGAGGTATGGAGGGTGACGTATGGCCGTTGAGTCCGCCGCCGACCGCGCTGCCTTCTTCAACCTCAACGACTGGGCCGTGAAGGGCCGCTACCGCAACCGCGGGCGCGTGTTCCCCATCGTCGGCATCTTCGACAACGCCTTCGTGGCGGTCGACGTCGCCGAGGCCCCCTTCTCGTCCAGCCAGCCGATGTTCCACATCGCCACGGCCTCGCTGCCGTGCCGGGTTCAGAACGGCGACACGCTCTACGTGAACGACGCCCAGTATGTCGTGCGCGACTTCCAGCACGACGGCACGGGCATCACGGTCCTGCGCCTCGAGGTGAGCCTCGACTACGACCTTGACCTCGCGGGCAACCTTGAAACCGAAGCGGCTGAGAACCTCGTCACCGAGGCCGGCTTCTTCATCCTGCAGGAGGCCTGATGTCGCACGCGCGTCTCAAGATCCGCGACCGCGTGGTGAGCATCCTCGAGGCTGCTCAGGTCGCCGACACCGTGACCAAGTCGCGGGTGTACCCGCTGCCGGCCGACACGGTCTCGGCGGCGCTCGTCTACACCAACAACGAGGTCGTCAACCAGGACCAGACGACGCTCAACTACCCCCGGCGGCTTGGCCGGGATCTGCTTCTCGTCATCGAGGTCGTCGCGCGCGATTCGTCGCGGCTGGACGACCGCCTCGATGTCCTCTGCGCCGGCGTCGAGAACGCCATCGGCGCGGACAACACGCTCGGCGGCATGGTGAAGGACTGCGTCCTCACCGATACCGTCATCACGCATTCATTCGACGGCGACGCCCCCATCGGCTCGGCGCGGATGCAGTTCCGGGTGCAGTACCGCACCAGCGAGACCGACGCAGGTTCGGTCATTTCTTGACCCTAGGAGACGACAATGGCTAACCATCATGGCTCGGAGGGCCTCGTGCGCGTGGCCTCCGCCACCGTTGCGGAGGTGACGGGCTTCTCGTTCACCGCCTCCGCCGAGTACGCCGAGGACACCAACCTCGCCGACCTCGACAAGACCTACAACGTGACGGCCATCAAGAGCTGGTCCGGCAACGTGACCGCGTTCTGGGACGAGACCGACACCAGCGGCCAGGTGGCGCTTGCCCCCGGCGCGAACGTGTCGCTCGTGCTTGCCCCGGAGGGCGTCGGTGCCGGCGCGACCCGTTACAGCGGCAACGCGCTCATCACCGAAATCACCCGCAACGTGCAGCGCGGCGCCATCACCGAAATCACCTTCAACTTCGTCGGCAACGGCGCGCTGACGGTGGCGACGAGCTGATGGACTGGAAGGCCAAGGCTCAGGCGCAGTTCAAGGAGCGCCGCTCGCCTGACGCGCTGCTCGAGGTCCCGGTGCCGGAGTGGGGCATCTCGGTCTACTACTGGCCGGACATGACCCTCGCCGAGCGCCGGGAAATCTTCCTGCTCGCCAAGCAGGACGGCGACAACACCATCCTCGACCTCGAGGCGATGGCTGTCACCATCCAGGTGCGCGCGCGGGACAAGAACGGCGCTCGCCTCTTCGGCAAGGCCGAGCGGCGCGACCTGATGAACGACTACGACCCCGACATCATCGCGCGCATCGTCTCCGCGATGAATGGCGGGACCATCCAGTCGGTCGAGGTCGCCGAGGGAAACTGAGAAAGGACGCCGGGCTCCACGCGATCTACGCTCTCGCGCTGCGGCTCGGCGTCCTACCCGCCGACATCTTCGAGATGACAGAGCGTGACTATTACCACCTGCTCGCGGCTGCGAAGCTTGAGCAGGAAGCCCAGGAGAACTCATGGCGCGCGCAGAAGTCCAGATCACTGCGGTAGACAAGACTGGCAACGCCATCCGCGCCGCCACCAACGGGCTCAAGACCGTCGAGAAGACGGCCAAGGTCACCGGCAAGGGATCAACTTCGCCTTCGGGCTGCTGACCGGCGGCGCGCTGGTCGCGGCATTCGGCAAGATGACCGAGGCCGCGAAGAAGACCGACGAGGGCCGCAAGGCTCTCGACGATCTCGCTCGCACGCTGAAAGACCCGGCGCTCGTGTCGGCGGCGAACTCGCTCACCGGGGCGCTCATCAAGGGCTTTAACTTCGCCCTGCAGGGCGCTGCCGCATTCATCAAGCTGATCCGCAGCGAACTGGTCAGCCTTGGCATCATCGAAGCGCGGACCCAGAAGGATGCGGTCACGCTGCTGCAGCGAGAAATCTCGCGCCTCGAGCGAGCCCGCGGCGGCATCACCATGTCGACCCGTGGCGCTGGCGGAGATATGGCTTTGAAGATGCAGCAAGAAATTAATGCTGACCTGCAAATCCTGCGGGAGAAGCTGGTGCTTGTTCAGCGCCTCGCCGATGAAGAGTCCAAGGCCGAGGCGGCGCGCATTGATGCGCAAGTCAGGGCGGATCAGAAGGCTGGAAACACGAGCGGCAGAGGCCGAAGCAGCCAGAATCCGTCGCAGACCAATGCTCAGTTCCTTGCTGAAATAACCCGGACGCAAAACGCCGTACGCGCCAAGGCGCTGGCCGACTGGCAGGCAGATTTGCTGCGCGAGACCGATGCCATCCTTCAAGACGCTGCCGGAAATGCCGTTGATGGTGTGGTCGAGTCAATCACCAAGTCCTACGAGGAGCGCTTCGGCGAGCGCGTAACGGCGATGACGGTCTTCGCGCAGGAGGCCGCCAAGTCCATGCAAACGGCCTTCGCCGACTTCCTCTTCGACCCCTTCGAGAACGGGCTGAAGGGAATGCTCGCCGGCTTCCTCAATGTCATCCGCCGGATGCTGGCCGATCTCCTCGACCAGCAGCTGCTTACCGCCTTCTTCGGCGCTTTC